GCAAAAGTTTGTTGAGTATAACATCATTGACGTAGAACTGGTGGATCGTCTTGAAGAAAAGATGAAGTTGATTGAGTTGGCTATTACCATGGCATATGACGCCAAGGTAAACTATGAAGACGTATTTTTCCAGGTACGTATGTGGGACAATATTATCTACAACTATCTGAAGAAGAGGAACATCGTTATTCCTCCAAAGAATAGGTCTCATAAGGATGAGAAGTATGCAGGTGCTTATGTAAAAGAACCTACTCCAGGTGTGTATGATTGGGTTGTAAGTTTTGACTTGAACTCACTATATCCTCACTTGATTATGCAATACAATATTTCTCCAGAAACTCTCTTGGAAGAAAGACATCCAACAGTTTCTGTTGATAGAATTCTGAAGGAAGAAGTAAACTTTGAGATGTATAAAGATTATGCGGTCTGTGCTAATGGTGCAATGTATCGAAAAGATTCCCGTGGAATTCTTCCTGAGTTAATGGAAAAGATGTATCTTGACCGAAAAACTTTTAAGAAGAAAATGCTTAAGTCAAAGCAAAATCTTGTGGATATTGAAGCAGAAATGAAAAAGAGGGGACTGAAATAATGGGATATCTGATTGGAGGAAACAAAGAAGAAAAGGAGAATGAGATTAATGTATCTGATACTGACTACAGTAAGTTAACAGATTCTCAACTTCTTAAACTTAGAGACCAAACACAAAAAGATATCTCCAAGTTTAATAACTTTCAGATGGCTCGTAAGATTCAGCTAAACTCTGCTTATGGTGCTATTGGAAATCAATACTTTAGGTACTATAAGCTATCTAATGCAGAAGCTATTACACTGTCTGGACAAGTTTCTATTCGGTGGATTGAGGGAAAGATGAATACTTACCTCAATAAGATTCTAAAAACAGAGGGTGAAGATTATGTTATTGCTTCAGATACTGATTCTATCTATCTTAATATGGGTCCTTTGGTTGAACGTATATTCCAAGGAAGAGAGAAAACTACTGAAAGCGTTGTTTCGTTCCTTGATAAGATCTGTCAAATGGAACTTGAAAAGTATATTGAAAGTTCTTACCAAGAACTGGCGGACTATGTGAATGCATATGACCAAAAGATGCAGATGAAGCGAGAGAACATTGCTGATCGTGGAATCTGGACCGCTAAGAAACGATATATTCTCAATGTTTGGGATAGTGAAGGTGTTCGATATGATCAACCTAAACTCAAAATCATGGGTATCGAAGCAGTTAAATCATCTACACCAGCTCCTTGTCGTAAAATGATTAAGGATGCTCTCAAACTGATGATGAATGGAACTGAAGATGATGTAATTGACTTTATTGAGAAAAGTAAAAGGGAGTTTAAGAGTCTCCCTCCAGAACAAATTTCTTTCCCTCGATCAGCTTCTGATGTTGTGAAGTATCGATCAAGTTCAAACATATATGAAAAGGGAACTCCAATTCATGTTCGTGGAGCATTACTTTTCAACCACTATATTAAGGAGAAAAAACTAACAAATAAATATTCACTTATTCAGAATGGTGAAAAAATCAAGTTTTGTTATTTGAAAAAACCAAATCCTTTTCATGAGAATGTAATCTCATACATTCAGGATTTTCCATATGAACTGGGCATTGACAAATATATTGACTACGACTTACAATTTGAGAAATCATTCCTTGAACCAATGAAAACCATCCTTGATGCTATTGGATGGAGTGTTGAAAAAACTGCAAACCTTGAATCATTTTTTAGCTGATGGACTTCCTTAAAGATATTGTAAAAGAAATTGGTGGTGAGTATACACAACTTGCCTCGGATATTGATGAAACTGAAAAATATGTTGACACAGGTTCGTACATTTTTAATGCACTGGTTTCAGGTAGTATATTTGGTGGTGTATCTGGGAACAAGATTACTGCTATTGCTGGAGAGTCTAGTACTGGAAAAACTTTCTTCAGCCTCGCCGTTGTTAAGAATTTTCTTGATTCCAATCCCGATGGTTATTGTCTCTATTTTGATACTGAAGCTGCTATTACTAAATCACTTGTAGAATCCCGTGGAATTGATACTTCTCGTCTGGTTGTTGTTAACGTTGTTACTATTGAAGAGTTTCGTGGAAAGGCACTCAAAGCCGTAGACCTTTACTTAAAAAAACCTGAAGGGGAACGCAAACCCTGTATGTTTGTGTTAGATTCTCTTGGTATGCTTTCCACTGAAAAAGAAATCACTGATGCCCTTAATGATAAACAAGTTCGTGATATGACTAAATCACAACTTGTTAAAGGTGCTTTCCGAATGCTCACACTCAAACTAGGTCAAGCAAATGTTCCACTTCTTGTCACAAATCACACATACGATGTCATCGGAGCTTATGTACCAACGAAAGAAATGGGTGGAGGTTCTGGACTCAAATATGCAGCATCTACAATCATCTATCTCAGCAAAAAGAAAGAAAAAGATGGAACGGAAGTGGTCGGCAATATTATCAAAGCTAAGACTGCTAAGTCGCGTTTGAGTAAGGAAAATAAAGATGTGGAGATTCGTTTGTTTTATGATGAACGCGGTCTTGATCGATATTATGGACTACTTGAACTTGGTGAGATTGGTGGTCTGTGGAAGAATGTCGCAGGTCGTTACGAAATGGACGGTAAGAAGATCTATGCAAAACAGATTCTTGCCAATCCTGAAGAATACTTCACTGAAGAAGTGATGCAACAACTGGACGAAATTGCACGTAAGGAGTTTAGTTATGGAGAAAGCTAATTGCAATTTTTTACCCCAATTGTTGTTTCCAACTCCATTAGGAATTTATAATTTTGGTCCTTCTAACCACGAATTAAATTGTAATTTAGTTCATGACAGCTTGGTTGAAAGACAATCAGATCCTGATGGAGCTCATCGGACTAATGTTAATGGTTGGCATAGTAAATTTGAAATGGAGAAAAGGTATGAAAGTTTTAAAAAACTTCAATCTTTAATTGAAAGTTCCGCAAGGCATTATTGTGAGTTTTACGGGTATAATTCCAATATATTTTGCAACCGATTATGGGTTAATTTAAATGAAAAAATAAGTTCAAATAGAATTCATCATCATGGAACTAGTTATTTGACCGGAGTTTATTATCCAGCAAAATCGATAGTAAATAATGAACCAACTTTTAATTATAGTAATTTTGAGAGACCTCTACTTAAAAGTGGATTTTATTGTCCTCACGAAAATAATTCTCCGGGATGTTTGTATTTTTTAAGTCCCGCATATGCAGAATCTAGGACGTTATCGGTATTAAAACGTAATGAGTATAATGCTGCAGCAAGTCACATGTATCCAACATCATCAATTTTGTTAGTATTTCCATCTCATTTACTTCATGGAGTGGATCCATTTAATGAAGATTGTACTAGAATTAGCATATCTTTCAATATAGGTTTAAATTATGATTAGTAACTTTGATCAAATTGAGTTTCTAATTCTTAGGAACCTTTTACATAATGAAGATTATGTTCGTAAAGTAATACCATTTATTAAGTCTGAATATTTTGAAGATACTAATCAAAGAATTGTCTTTGAGGAGATTCTTTCTTTCATTCAAGAATACAATCAACCAGCGACAAAAGAAGTTCTTTGTATTGAAGTAGAGAACCGTAAGGATATTAACGATACTTCTTTTAAGGAAATCGTTCATCTGATTCAAAATCTTGATGATGTTCCTATTGAACTTGAGTGGTTGATTGATACTACTGAAAAGTGGTGTCGTGATAGGGCAATTTATATTGCACTCATTGAGTCCATTCACATTGCTGATGGTAAAAATGAGAAGAAGAGTCGTGACAGTATTCCAAGCATTCTCTCTGATGCTCTTGCTGTATCCTTCGATACTCATATCGGTCACGATTATCTGTTAGATTATGAACAACGTTATGAGTCCTATCACAAGAAGGAGGAAAAAATTGAATTCGACCTTGAATACTTTAACAAGATCACAAAAGGTGGTCTACCTAACAAGACTCTCAATATCGCTCTGGCTGGTACGGGTGTCGGAAAGAGTCTCTTTATGTGCCATGTGGCTTCTTCCGTCTTACTGCAAGGCAGGAACGTTCTCTACATCACTCTTGAAATGGCGGAGGAACGAATTGCTGAACGAATTGATGCGAACCTCTTGAACGTCCCCATTCAGGACATTGGAGACCTACCCAAACAGATGTTCGAGAGTAAGGTAACTAATCTTGCTAAGAAGACTCAAGGAACTCTGATCATTAAAGAGTATCCTACTGCTTCTGCACACTCAGGACACTTCAAGTCTCTTTTGAATGAACTTGCTCTGAAGAAGTCTTTCCGTCCAGATATTATCTTTATTGACTATCTGAACATCTGTGCTTCTTCAAGGTACAAAGGTAATCTTTCTGTGAACTCTTATTCTTACATCAAGGCAATCGCAGAAGAACTTCGTGGTCTTGCTGTGGAATTTAATGTTCCTATCGTAAGTGCTACTCAGACAACTCGTTCTGGTTATGGTTCTTCTGATGTGGAACTAACTGATACTTCAGAATCATTCGGTCTACCTGCGACTGCTGACTTGATGTTTGCTCTGATTTCCACCGAAGAACTTGAAGAACTTGGACAGATTCTTGTGAAACAACTCAAGAATCGTTATAATGATCCAACAATTCATAAGAGATTTGTAGTTGGTATTGATCGTGCAAAGATGCGTCTCTATGATTGTGAACAGTCTGCTCAGAATGATATCCTTGACAACAAACAAGAAGAGGAGTATGATTTTGAAGAAAGAAAACCAAAGAAATCATTTGAGGGATTTAAGTTTTGAATTACTATTCGGTATTTGATAAGAATGGTAAAAAGATTGTCGATTGTGCCAGTATCCAAGATGCTATTATGATGGTTGAGTTTGACTCAACTCGAACCTATCGTCAGGTTAAACATCTCAATCCAGAGACAATTAATGTTCCTCATGTAAGGCTGGAAGATGACTTACAACTTCCAGCACAACAAATTTTACCCCAATCTGAACTAGAACCTTTTATTGTATGACTATTGATCTTAATAAGTATGTCGAGTTCGTTAATACGACTACCTCTCAACCTAGTAAAGAACACACCCCGTTCATCGATCGTCTCCTTGAACTTCGTGAGAACGGATTTCCTACCGAGCGACTGCTTACTGCTGCTGTAGGAATGTCTGCAGAGGCAGGTGAGTTTACTGAAGTTGTGAAAAAGATTATCTTCCAAGGTAAACCAGTAACTGAAGAGAACCTGTTTCACTTGAAACGTGAACTTGGAGATATTATGTGGTATGTTTCTCAAGCCTGTATTGGACTTGATATTTCTATTGAAGAAGTAATTCAAATGAATTTTGAGAAACTGAGTGCTCGCTATCCTGAGGGTGCTTTTAGTATTGAACGTTCTGAAAATCGTGTGGAGGGAGACCTGTGACTGAAGAAAAACTAGTAACACTTAAACTTGATGCTCGTGCAGCCGCAGCAGTTCGTCAAGTTCTTTTTGAATCTCAAGTAGGATATACTTATGATGAGGCAAGTGTTCCTCCTCGTATTATCGATATTCGTTCTGTGATTCGGGATCTTGATGATAGTATTGGTGCCGTTCTTGGTGTTTGACCCTTCGGGGTCTTTTTTTTATAAATATTTGAAAAAGTATTTGTAAAATGGAATCAAAGATTTTTAGAGGTTTGGCAGAAGCATACTCTGAGGTTTATGCTTCGGAAGAAACTGAACAACTGGATGAGATGGGTCAAGTAATGACTACTGGACAAAGGACTGCTCCAAAAGCAGCTCCAAGAACACCACAACCTTATAGACCAGGTGGTGGGAGACAGGCTTATAACCAAAGAAGATCTGGAATTACTCAAACAGCTAAACCAGCTCCAACCGCTAAACCAGCTCCAACCGCTAGACCAGCTGCACCAGCTCCAACCGCTAGACCAGCTGCACCAGCTCCATCTGCTAGACCAACTGCTACATCACCAACCTCTAGACCAACTGCTACGGCACCAACCTCTAGACCAGCTGCACCTACACAAAAGGCTTCACCATCACCAACAACATCAACATCAGCTCCCGCAGCTGCTCCAAAAAGAACTTTTAATCCTCTGATGCAAAAGACCTTTGGTTATCAGACTGGATATGCTCCAAGTCAGGTAAAAGGTGATATTAAAAAAATGGCTCAAATGGGATCTCTGAAAGCATCATTTGATATATTTGATCTTGTAAAAGGTCATCTCCTTGATGAAGGATATGCTGATACTGAAGAGGCAGCAATCAAAATCATGGCAAACATGAGTGAAGAGTGGAAAAATACAATTATTAGCAATCTATAAATAACCACGGAAGGTTGCTCTAACCCCTTGACTTTTTAGTTGAGGGGTTTTATAATGCTCA